CGGATTTATTTTATCTTGCTTGTGGGTTATCGGTGCAAGCTTAGCTAATTATTATCTGTACAATAATGCTGTTTTGGGCGTTATGTTTTGGCCTGCAATAATGGTTAATAGCATGGTTTGCGGTGGTTTGTATTTAGGTTTTAATGGTTTAAAGGTGTTTGAGTGATGGAGATTCTAGGTTTTTTAGTATTTTTAATTTTTTCTGTTTTGGTTACTCTCTCACCAATTGCAGTTATCGCACTTTCAGCTCTTGGCGGTGGCTTGAAAAGGTGGGAGGCTCTCGTGTGCTTAATTGCTTTCTTTGGTGGTTTATTTTTGATTTATGTTGCATTGCAAAGCTCACCATTTTCAATAACAGTGAAATAGCCCCAGTTAAGGGGCTTAACTATTTTAGAAGCTTGTGAAAACTCTAATGGTTGAATTTGTGCTAGGGTTTTCTTCCGCGCTGATACTTAACGTCGAGTTAGAGAAACCTGTTTCACTTGATTGCTCATGCTCAGATAAATAAGCCTGCTCAACTTGAATAACCATAGATTTGCCATCGCTCCACACAATTTCAAATGCCAAATCAACTCGCGAACCTGCAAGATATAATTCTTCCCAGTAAGCTGAGTCGCTGATTAGATTCTTGGCAACAAATGAGCCTGTAACGGCAAATTGACGACCACCTAAGCTATTGCGCTTACAGCCAGCCGCAGCACTTGATTGATAGCCGTTAGCGATTTCTAGACTCGCAGATTTTAAGATGCACTCGCTAGGCGCGCCGTTTAACCAAAACTTTTTAAATTGATTTTCAACGCCTGCCGCTTCACTGGTATCTTCTGCTGCATCTGTTTGACCTGTGATTGCCACGCGGCTATCGCTTGCAGTTTCCCACAGTAAATTAGTTGTCGCTGTCATCAACTCAGCTTCTGGAATTTCCAAAGATAACGAATCGATAAGGCCATCAGCAAAGTTAAAATAAGTTAACTCACCTACTGCTGATTTATCTAATTGTCTGCGCTGACCTAAAAAATAAGTGGGAGTTAAGCCGTTTGCGTATTTTTTGCTTGCTACTGTGATTGATACCCCAACAGCTTCTGTTGCTGCTGGTGCTGGATTTAAAACAACATCATTACCAGTAACGCTTTGGACGTTGTAAGTAATATTATTGTCGTCATCAGTTGCGCCTTGTAAAAATAAGAAGTCGCCAGCGCTTAGTAATGTATCTGCACCTTGGAATGTTAAACCTGTAGCTGTGATTTCAACATCGGCGCCAGTGTAACTATTATCGTCAAGCTCAGAATGAATTGCCGCGACCAATAAATCTTTCGTCTGAGTAAAAACCTCGGTCGATAACTCCGCCGCTTGTTCAGAGTTTGTCTGGATGTTTTGTTTGCCGTTTTGCGAGTTGCTAAGTGTACTTGATGTTGTCGAGCTTACCGTTTGCTTTGGTGCGCCGCCAACTCGTTTAACTTTGAAGAACTCAGGGTTTGCATCAACTGAGCCTTTTGTAGTTTGCGCTGATAAGTGGACGCTAATATCCTCGCCGACTAACTCGCGGTCTGTTACTGTTGTAGCCATTATAAAATTTCCTCATAGTAGCCGTTGACATTAACGTCAACTCTATAAAATTTTGAATCTGTTAGTTTTCCGACAACATCAATTGACGTTGTTTGCGTTTTGTATTCATTGAATTCTAGCTTTTCAAATAGCGTTTGAATCTCTGATACAGTAGTCATTATATCAGCTCTTTGTGCTCTGTTTGAATTTGGTACGTTAACCGATATTGTGTGGATGAAAAATTGACGTATACAGCGCTTTCTATCTCTCGCCGTTTGCTGCCTTAAGCCCAAAGCAGTTGATTGCACTAAATGCTTTTCTGTTTTTGTTTCTTCTGGGCCGCGATCTAAATTAACAACATCGCTAGCAGCATAGCCAGTTGGTAAATTCTGCGCAAGCCTAAGTTGAAAAGCTCTTGTTAATCCATCTAAGTAACTCATATATTAACCGCCGCTTGTATTGTTAGACTTAGTGTTTTAGGTGGTGTTTGGCCTGAGTAACCCGTCTCCATGATTCTGTAGGCATAAGGTAGATTATTTTGCACGTAGATAGTCGGATATTTTACCGCTTTAGCTGAACCAATAACGCTAACAGCCGTATTTAAGGTTGAGCCACCAGACTTGTCAGGTGATTCAATGGTAGAGCTTGTGGGGCTCCCCACGCTTGCAATAAAGTTAGCCCTCAAAATGCCTTTATCAACCGCCGCCTGCCTCACCAATTCATTCTCAACATAAATAGCTGTTTCTCGAATGGCTTTATTAACTTCACCATCCAAAAAATCAGTCACATCAGCTTCGCGTGCGTTTCTACCCATTACACCACCACTCGCACAAAATAAGCCGCTTCCGCTGCATCGCCCATAACTTGAACTATTTCACGATCTGCACCGTCAAAGTTGCAATAATAGCTTGCGTCAAAATCATCAGGTACAGGTGAAGCATCCAAGATAACCAGGTAAATATTGCCGCTTGTCACTTCGCCAAATACACCTTCCGCTGTCTTTAAATCAATAGGTATAGCGCCAACCGTTTCGCTAAACTTTGTTTCAGTGTCAGTGATTGGATCATAGCCAATATCTTTTTTAATAACGAATGGCGACTGCATTTCAGCGAACTTATCAAAAAGTTTT